AGTGAAAAGAGTGTCACATAAAAATATGGCGGTTGAAGTTACAGGTGCAATTAACGGAATTTTTAGAATGACAACTGATTTTAATGGTGACGAATATATTTGCTTAGGTTTAGATGATAGAAATTATTGTAACCCATGTGCAAAAGATGTCCTATAATAACGTTCGACATCGAATATAAAGAGAGGTGATAAAATGACAGTAGAGGATATATACAGAGTTTTAGAAGATGATGAAGAGGTTATTATTGGGGAAAATTCGCCTTATGGTTTGATAACTAAACATGTAGGCTCACTTAGAGATTGTAACAAAGATTATATGAGTAGTCATGTAAAGTCATTAAGGGGTTGGTCACATGGACTTATAATTGAAATTTAAAATGTTCGACGTCGAACAATCAAATGTTTCATGTGAAACATTTTGAAAAAATAAAATTGCTGTCCTAACGGCAATACGGGGAGAATGGAGAAACAATATGAACGAAATTATGAACGCTAAAAAAATCGCAGGAATTAAAAACACAGCATTAAAGGAGTCTTTGCTCACCATTAGAGGTGCTGTCTTATCTGTAAACGCTTCTCAATGGGAAGTAGCGCGGGCAGTGCATGATATTCTGGTTAAAGAAACCTTTAAAGAGGATTTTGAGACAGAAGAGAAATTTGCGGATTTTATCGGTATTTCACGTAGTAATTGCAACAAAATGAAAAAAGCTGTAGATTTCAGAAATTCCAATGAAATGTTTAAAGATTGGACTTTGAATAAAATTTATGAAATTATGTGCTTACCTAAAGAAGAAGCACCACAGTTACTTGACGATTATATGATTGACAAGGACGATACTGTAAAAGAAATCAGAGAAGCTGTAAAAGCTTACAAAGATGATACGGCAGAATCTAAGGTAGTGGCAGAAGTAGAACCATCGGACGAAACGGAAAAAGGAGTAGAACAGGAAACAGAAGAAAAGGAAGAAACTGAAAAAACTATTCCGATGAAAGAAGATGGTACAAAAGAATCATTGTTACATTGTTACATTGAAACTCTCACACAGGAAGAAGTGTTACGAGTTTTAACATACATGAAAAAACAGAGTATTGGTGATACAGACGCAGTAAACGAGGTTATTAGAGCATGGAAGTAGTACAGTATTTAAAAAAGTACAATGTGCCGATTAAGTCGGTGGGGTTTAGATACCTCACCGAAGCAATAAAAATGTCGGTCAATGATGGTACTTTACCGTACCATATGTATCGGTTGTATAAACCGATTGCAAAAGAACACATGACAACAACGAAAAACGTTGAGCGTTGCATAAGATATGCAATATCAAAAAGTGATATGAAAGGTTTATCTAATTGTCAGTTTATTATTGAAGCAAGTATTCAGTGTAGGAAGAAAGTTAGAAAACCGAAAAATCATGTATGCACTTTATAAAAGTTCGACGTCGAACAATCAAATGTTTCACGTGAAACATTTTGAAAATAAAAATTGCTGACCTAACGGCATAACGGGGAGAATGGAGAAATAATATGAAAAACTTTAAAGACTTAGCAAGAAAAGCAACAACATTATCAGAGTTAATGGAGAACAGGGAAAAGATTAGTACAGAAGATGTTATTGAGAATTTTTCTGATGGCATTACTATTAACGCGGTAGACGTAGTTAAGACATCAACTGCAACATATCCGGTATTCACGTTTTTAGAAGATAATATGAAGTTCTACTGTGGCGGCATCGTATTAACAAAGATTGTTAATATGTGGTTAGAAGAATATAACGGAGACTTAGGAATGTTAAACCATGACTTAGCCGAATCCGGTGGAGTGAAGGTAAAGCTTACTGAATCAAAAACACAGGACAAAAAGAATGTTACCACAGTAGAAGTAATGTAACATGGTTGATGAAAAGAACATAATTTCCGAAAATCCACGGCGACTGTTAGCGAATATGAATAAGCGTTTGAAGAGGATGACCGCTTATCTAGGGGAAGAACACGACTCAATTCAGTTGTTAAAACATCAATTAGAAATGGTTTATGGTTACGAGTCTATTGGAGTTCCAACGTTTAAAGTTGCCGGATTGACGGAAGAAAAGAAAAAACAGTTAATTGCTATAGCAGAGACTTATAAACAGTCTGGTTATAGTACAATTAGAGGACTTAAAAGATCTTTACAAAATAAGGGTTTTAATAAGTTTACCAATAACATGAGTCAGTCACAAGTAGTTTTTTGGGATACTGTTTTTTCTTCTCCATCATGGGAGAAAATCAAAGAATTATTTTATGAAGATTCAGACAGAGCAGTAGCAACCGCTGAACGTGTGGAACGGTTCACCGAAAACCCTTATTCACTCGAGGATATTTTCTCAGTTTGGTCACACATTGCTAAAGAAGATAAACCTAATTTTAGGAAGAGTGTTGATATTGTTTTATCAAGATGGAATAAACTCGATGAAAATAAAAGAAATGTTACAAATTTCAGAGAGTTTGTAACAAATATTATGCAAGGATTGTAAAGTATGTATAATATCAGAGACTCACCATTGTCAGAAATAGACTTCCGAACTTATTATTTTAAAAAGAAAAACAGGGCTGATATTGTAAATGACGATATAATGTGTTTTGACATTGAGACGTCCAGTGGATTTTTACATAAAGATAGCAATACACTTGAACCGTACTTGGGAAAAAGTAAAAAATATTATGAAGATTGCAAGAAATTTGCTATCTGTTATGTATGGCAGTTTTCCATAAATGATAACGTTTTTTGGGGAAGAACACTAGAAGATTTCAAAGATTTTTTACAAGAATTGGAATATTATGAACCACACAAGAAAATAGTATATATACATAATTTTTCATTTGAATTTCAATTCTTGATAAACGTATTACAATTTGACTATGTTTTTGCTAGACAGGCACGAAAACCGTTGTTCGCAGAATGGAGTACATATCAATTCCGGTGCAGTTATTTTCTTACTAACATGAGTCTAGCGGTTTGGGCGGAACAACGAAAATTAAAAGTAAAAAAATTGGTAGGTGATCTCGATTATACCGTTCTAAGGACACCAAAAACGAAACTTACCGATACAGAGTTAGCTTATTGTTTTAACGATGTATTGGTTATGTATTACGGATTGCAACAGTACAAAGAGAAATACGGTCATATAATTGATATACCATTTACCCAAACGGGAGAGGTTAGAAAAGAAGTAATTGAACGTATGAACGTAAGTAGTGAGTACAAATATAGGAAACGTTGTTTAAAACTTATTCCGGAAACAATAGAAGATTATTCTTTACTGTGTGATTGCTTTATGGGTGGTTATACTCATAGTAATGCAGTGCATACGGATATTGTATTAGATAACGTTTGTAGCAAAGATATATCATCTAGTTATCCTACTGTAATGTGCTTGGAAAAATATCCCATGACGTATTTTGAGGAAACAATACCTTGTGACGATTATTTTAACAATGATAACTATAGTTACATAATAACGTTCGATGTCGAACATTTACGGTCAAAACGTTGGAATACATGGCTCTCTTTTTCAAAGTGTACAAAGATAAAAGGCTATTCGCTTGACAACGGTAGAGTTTTAAAAGCGGATTTTGTACAGTTATCACTGACAAATGTAGATTATGAAATGTTTCAATTATGCTACGATTTTGAAAATCTTAATATAATAGATTTTCGGGTATCGAGCAATGATTATCTTTCACCTACTTTTGTAAAATATATATTGGAACTATACGGAAATAAAACCACATTAAAGGGTATCGAAGAACAAGAGCCGTTATATATGAAAAGTAAACAATATGTAAATTCAATGTATGGTATGATGGTTACTAAAAACATAACCGACACGATAGAATTTGAAGAAGATAGGTGGAAAAAAGAGTTATTGAATGAAAATAGCTTTTACACAAAAATCGCAAGTGAAAAAAAGAAACTTTCGAAAACTTTCGGGGCATTTCAATTTGGTGTGTGGGTGACAGCATATGCAAGACGCAATTTGTGGCAAGGTATTCTTGCATTAGATTATAATGTGGTTTACTGTGATACTGATAGCATAAAGTATATTGATTGTGATTCTAATTTTTTTAATGAATACAATGAAAAAATAGCAGAACGTGAAAATGAACGTGCTGACATGCTTGGAATACCACGAGAAAAATTTTGTCCAAAAGATAGAAATGGTGTATCACACAGGCTAGGAATATTTGACGATGATGGTCAATATCAAAAATTTAAAACATTAGGGGCAAAAAAATATTGTTATGTGGATAACGATAATAAGTTGCATATGACAGTATCTGGTGTAAGAAAAAGCGCAGTGTCTCAATTACATAATATTGAGGAGTTTAAAGATGGTACTGTGTTCGATGTCGAACATGCTCAAAAACTTTTAATGACGTATATAGACGATATGACACCTATTGTATGGAATAAAGGGCAGTACGATGAATTTTACAGCAAATATCAATATGGTATATGTGCACAGCCTACAACATATAGTTTGGGAATTACTGATGATTATGAGTCAATTTTGACAATGGTTCAAAATAAGAGAGGGGTGACAAGTATTTTTGAAAGAGAAACAGAAATATTATAACATAGATAATTTGTTATCTAAAAAGGCAATGTATAATATGTTGCTAGGTGAACGTTCCAATGGTAAAAGTTATGCTACAAAGTATGTTGCTTTATGGGAAGCATATTACGAAAAAGATATACGAACCAAACAACCTAAAGAACGTTGTCAACTTGCATATTTAAGAAGATGGCGGGATGAAATAAAGTCGCGTGACGTAGAAGCGTATTTTTCTGATATGCCTATTATAGAAATTACAAACGGCATGTTCGAAAGTGTTCGAGTGTATAGAGGAGATATTTATTTAATACATGAGGAAGAAGAAAAAATTCTTGATAGAAAAAAGATAGGTTCTGCTTTTTCTTTAACATCAGCTACGCATTACAAGTCGCTTGCTTTTCCAAAAATTGGAAATATCATTTTTGAGGAATTTATAACAGATAGTGGTTATATTGCTAACGAGGTAAGAAGCCTTATGGATATTATATCAACTATAGCAAGACGTGACTACGTTAGAGTTTTTTTGATAGGTAATACCATTTCCCGATTATGTCCTTATTTTGAGGAGTGGCAACTTACCCACATAAAAACGCAAAAACAGGGCACAATAGAAATATATAGGCAGTTTACAAATCAGTATGACGAAAAAACAGGAGAGCCTATTGTGGTAACAATAGCGGTGGAGTATTGCGAAAACACAGGAAGTAACTCGAAAATGTTTTTCGGTAAAAAATCGGAAATGATAACAACAGGAGTGTGGGAAACAGGCACGTTCCCACATTTACCGGAAAAACTAGAACACTATGATATTTTATATCAGATTTATTACAAGTATACAAGTTTTAAGTTTTTGATAAACCTTGTAAGACATAAAGAAACAAAAGAAACTTTATTGTATGTTTATCCGGCAACTAAAAATATTCCAAAAAAATGTAAACGGATTGTTACAGATGATTTTACATCAAACCCACTAGCGACTTACAACTTGACGGATTTATTAAAGTATGATAATATAATAATGGATATGTTGAAAAACAAAAAAATAGCGTTTAGTGATAATTTATGTGGTACAGAGTTTACACAAATAAAAAAAGAAAAAGGAGTGTATTAAAAATGAGAAGTATAGACACATTAGTTCCACCTATTGAAAACGATAACAGTGGTAAATTATCAGAAGATAATACCGCTACTATTAAAGCCATAGAAGAAATGGCAACCGCTATGAAAGAAGTCGTTGAAAGTTCGACGTCGAACACAAATAAAACTCTGGAAACGTTCAAGACGGCTTTTGATAAACAGTTTACCACACCATTAAACGGTGATGATAATAAAAATATAAATGGTTCTGACGAACCGGAAAATGGTTCTGTTGAACCGGAAAGTGAGGAATGATTATATGAGTACAGTAAACCAGATTTACACCTTAATCAATGAGGTGGCTAAACAAACTTTTGGAGAGAGTGCAGTAACAGTAACCGACACATCTACTCTTGTAGCGTTGGGTGATAAAGTTTTATCATCGGACGTTGACACGGATAAGTTCGCTAAACATTAGTAGACAGAATCGGCAGAACAATTTTTTCTATCCGCAGATACACGGCAAGCGGTGACGATGGACTTGTAAAAGAACCTTTTGAGTACGGTTGTATTGTTCAGAAAATTTATGTCGATTTACCAGAAGCAAAAGAAAACAAAGCGTGGGAAATTGGAGAGGATTCTTACACACCATCTTTTGCACCGATTATTAAACCATCCATCAAACAAAAATTATTTGAAAAAATGGTCACATGGGAAATTGATGTTACAATTCCAGACTTTATGTTTAAAACTGCATTTACATCCGCTCAAGGTGTCGCAACTTTGATTGATGCTATTTTTACCACAATGGATAGTTATATGGAAATTGCGTTAGAAAATAACAAAAATCTTACACGTGCAACGTTTATTGCAAATAAGTTAAACACAGGAAAACCTTGTGGAAAACACAACTTATTATCAGAGTATAACAAATTGACAAATGCAAGTCTTACTGTGGCAAGTTGTCTTCGAGATATTGGGTTCTTGAAATGGGCAAGTCAGCAAATCAACTTGTGGGCAAGTCGAATGAAAAAAATGAGTGTGCTTTTTAACGATGAAAATTACAAACGGCATACACCAACGGCAGACTTGGTTGTAAATGTTTTACAGGATTTTGACAGCGCATTGGTGTCTTATCTGGAGTCCGACACCTATCACAATGAAATGGTAAAACTTGCGAATACATATAGCACATTACCATACTGGCAAGGCACTGGTGAAAGTTACGATTTTTCAGATACATCTAAAATCCACATTAAGTTAAATGATAAAACCACAGTTGAGCAAAGCGGAGTTATTGCTGTAATGTATGACCGTGACGCAATGGGAGTAACAATCACAAAACGTAACGGAACTACAGAACGTAACAACCATGACGAATATACTAACTATTACAACAAAGCAACATATGGATATTTTAACGACATGAGTGAAAATGGTATTGTTTTCTATATTGCCGAAACCAAAAATTGACAAAAACGACGTCGGACTATAAAGTTCGACGTCGAACATTTTTTTTAAAGGTGGTGTATATATGTTTTTATCTGATTTTTGTGATAATTTAAAAAATATAAAAAAAGAAGAAAAAGAGGAAATGAAATTACCATTATCAATTTCTTATTGGACTGATATGTTATTTGAAAAAGCTGTAAGAATTTTTGAGTGGAGTGGTGACTTACCTTTCCCACAGAAAGAAATTGAAATGCGATTATTATTATATGGTTATTGTGGATATATAAATGACACAGCAGTAGGGGAAATGGTTTCAATTGGTGGAATGAGCACACCAACACAGTATTGGGATGAATTTAAAAACTTTACTTATGCCGCCGCAACTGCTAACGGTGGCACTAGAAAAATAGGTGAAGATTGTGTTATCATAAACAATACCGCATTAAGGAATCCATTATATCCAATGATTAAACGTTATGCAAATTTACTAGCGCATACCGATGTATCATTAAAAATGTCTCTTGTAAACTTGCGTGTTAAAAATATTATTTCTACAGATTCACAGACAACCGCTGATAGTTATCGCGCCATGTTTGATAAATTTTATAACGGTGATATTGACGCGATATTGGATGATGGATTATTGAAAAAGGGCAACGGTGGTATTGATAATCTTGCTTTAACATCTAGTGGGTCTCTAGGGGTAATGGATTGTATTGACGCAAGGAACGAGTTATTGCGTATGTTTTTTAATGAGATTGGTGTACGATACAACCGTGATAAAAAAGAAAGAATGATTGAGTCAGAAGTTGAAAATGACGAACAGATGTTACTGTTAAATATCAATGATATGCTTAAACAGCGGAAAAAAGCGTGTGACGAGATAAACAGGATTTTTAACAGAAATATTTCCGTTAAATTATCACCGGAATTCAAAATAATAGAAAGAAAAGAGGTAGAAGATAATGCTAACAATTAGCCAATATATAATGGAAAATAATGTACTTCCGTTTTCAAATTCTGATTTTGCACAAAATGGATATGAACCGTTAAGCAGTGGAGATTTCCAAACCATGCTAACTGAATGGATAAATTTTAATCATGGAGAATTACAAGTGCGTCCAACGGTAGAAAACGCAATGGAAACAGACGTTACTACAATTCAAAAAATGGTTGTAAATTTATACAAAGTAAAGAAATACACATATGAACGTTTGTACAATTCCACTTTACTTAAATATGAACCAATAGAAAATTATGATAGAATTGAATCAATCACAGACAGCACTATAAAAGATACAACAGGAAGTACCGATTATGGATTGCAAAATACAACGTCTAGTATAACATCGGATAATGTAGATGGTGCACAAAAAAACGATAACACTACTACAGAAAAAATGGAGTACGGAGAAACTACAACAGTTATAAAAGATAAATTAACAAAATCCGGTAAAGAAAGAAGCACAGACAACGGGAAAAAAGTTTCCGAGCATAACGTGGCACCATATGACTCAGAAACCTATTATAATCAGGAAAAAACAACCGATTCTTTTGACAACTATTCTCATACAAATGAACTGTTGGATAGAATAGATGAAACAAATAGTACGGTTAATGTTCCTGCAAAAACAGATAATAAAACTACAACCGTTGTAGAAAATATTGGAGAAAAGACAAACACACAAACATCAACGTCCCAACAACAACAACAAGCACACACTGACACAGTAACCGGAAAAGAAGAAACAACATACAAACATGAAAACCGAACTCACGGAAATATTGGTGTCACTACTAGTCAGCAAATGCTAGAAAGTGAACGAGAAGTTGCACTTTTTAATTTTGTAGGTATTGTGGCACATGATATTATAAAACTGATAGCAATTTGTATATATTAAAGTTCGACGTCGAACAATAAAGGATGGTGAAATATGAGTGATATTTTACATTTAAGCGTTTTAACAACTAGAACTGATAAACGCTATTTAGTTAAAACAAGCAATGAAATAACTACAAGGGAAGTAAGATTAAAATCGGGTAGTAGCATTATTGACCCAATTTTGATAATGAAAAAACTTTCCGATTCTCACATAAGACAATTCAACTATGCGTTCATAAAAGAATAT